AGGGATACCTCTCTGACTGTTGTTTATGAAGTTGGAAAAATTCCGATGCCGCTGATCCATGGGATCATCTTCTGATGAATTCCTTGGGATGCACATAATCCGTTATACAGGCCATTTTAGCATAGTGTATGGATATTTTCCAGCATCTTTTGACGGCTTCCATAATTTTAGACGGGGCCGGATTGCCGGACTCCCGTCATTTTTTCAGACAATATACAGGGCACCTTTTTCATCTGTGCTTAAATTTATTTTTCCGTCAAACATGCTTCCGTCTTCCGTAACCCGGTATAGCTCTTCTTTCCAGATGATCCACTGGTTTTTGGCCATAGCGCCGTTGGCATTTAGATAATACCATTTACCATCCGATCCGGTCTTCCATGTATCTTTTACCATAAATCCGGCATCATCGAACCAATACCAGTTTTCTCCGTCCTTATACCAGTCGTTCGTAACATATTTCCCAGTATTCCCTAAGTAGAATTTCCAGCCGCCCTCTTCTTCGATCCAGCCGGTTTTATGCAGCGGTTCTTCTGCCAGTGCTGCTTTAAAGCCGTCCCAGGTATGTTCGGTATGATTGTATACATAAGGATTGGGACAGATTTTTCCCGTTACATCATAATGGCGGATTACATGATCCGCCGGAACGTTGTACTGTTTCATCAGTTCTTTTGTCAGCTGGGCCGCGGTTTCTACTGTTGCATCTTCAAAATACCAGTCTCTGCTTGTATCTGACTGGCTGCCTTTATTCCTGACACAAAGCTCTATTCCCAGGCTGTTGCTGTTGCGGCATTCCGGATGGGTATATGTTTTTGCTCCGCAATGCCATGCAATATCTTTGTCCTCAACGGATTGCCATATTTCTCCGCTGAATCCGACAAAATAATGGGCGCTGGCCCCAATGTATTGGGAGGCGTAATATTTGCAGTTTGCTTCTGCTCCTCCAAGAGCTCCTACATAGTGTATTACAATATATTTTATCCGGTCGATCTGACCGTTGCTATAGTTGTATGGTGTCAATAGTTTTTGAACTTCCATATTAAATTCCTTCCCTTAGGCCCACAAAACCCATCTCGTCTGCATCAAAGGATTCCCTGAAACGTTCAATCTCCGTGTAATCGGAATTCTTTAGATTTTCCTGTATTCCCAGCAGTTCTATGTTTGGCATAGTTTCTGTTGCTTCGCTTTTAACCATTAATTCACCTTGTCCTTTTTGTATTATTATATGATGGATGGGGTGGGAATGTACCGGGGGGAGATGGGCTTTAATTGTGGTTATGATGGTTGCGATTTTTTGTTTAAAATGTCTATGGCATTAATTATGGCTGCTGGGAGAGGCAGGCCCATGAGGCCTGCATTTTCTACGATGGATATGAGCTCGTTTGCCATAAAGCCGATGATGACTGTGTCGCGTATGTAGTGGGTGCCTAGGGAGAGGTCCAGGCGGTGGGCGATTAGTACAAATAGGAGCGTCATACACTTCCTGCATAAGCCTTTAAAGCCTGCTTTCGATTCCAGAGTTCCGGATTCTGTCTTTACACTTTTATGGAATACTCCGGCTACTGCCAGGCCTGAAAGAAAATCAATAGCCATGAAAAGTATTAAAGTTCCGATACCGGTATCCCACCCTCCAAATAAAGATACAATGAAGCTGCCCACGGCTCCTGCTATCGTACACAATATATTTTTCATTCTCATTTCCCTCACTTATTCGCATACTCTTTCCCTGTGATCTCCAGGAACTCATCGGCATCGATCCAGCGATTCACAGCATTCCATACCATTCCCTCAGACCACAAACCTGCATCATAAAATTCTTTTACCTTTTCAAATTTACTCATGATATACCTCCATTTCGTAACCGGACATCATAGACAGGTAGGATACCTGGGCATTCAGCACCGGAACTTGTTGTTCTGCAGTACAAACATAATTGATCATTGTTTCGCTTTCATCATTGTTTACGTGGTAATAGGTTCCGTCACGATACTTATCACCTATCCCACATGGATACTGTGAACAGTCAACTGCAAATGCCTCCTCTCCATAAGTCGCTCTTGCTAACCGGTTTGCCATTTCATAATTATCGCATACAATTACATTCTTTATCTCTTCCTCAAAAATTTGTGCAAATACCTGATGTACAACCATTTAAATATTCTCCTTTCTTAATATCCCCATCTAATAATACAAAGACCTGATCCGCCAGCTCCACAGTATCGAGTGATATATTCTGTATCTCTACCACCTCCGCCGCCGCCACTACCTGTGTTAGCAGTTCCATCAGTAGGCATTGCTCGGAAGCCTCCACCCGTACCGCCTCCACCCGCTCCTCCGGCAGCGAAGTCTCCACCGCCACCGCCACCACCGGCGTATAGAGTATTCCAGGATTCTCCAAAGGCTCTTGTTGTATAATGTTGACCTACACCACCATAAACAGCTGTTCCGTTACCAGTCCATGATGTTATACCATCCGAACCATCAGATCCACCAGCCGTACTTAAATAATCATCTCTACTGCTATTGTGATTTGTAGCTCTTAATACACCACCTCCAGATCCACCGTTTCCACCATCAAAAGGACCTGACCCTCCATCGGCAGAAATAACATTTCCAAAACTAGTTGCTCCTCCTGCAGAAGTAAATGAGTTGCTTCTTGGGCCTCCTGAACCCACTGTAACTGTATATTGCTGACCTGGAGATACTGCATATCCTAAAGTAGTAGCAGTCCTTCCACTATTACCTCCTCTTCCGCCTATACTAGAATTGCTTTGTCCTTGTGCTCCTGTACCTCCACCACCAACTACAAATATGTCAATGTTTCGTACACCAGCAGGTACTGTAAATATGCCAGAAGAGATAAACTCTTGCTGACCTCTTGATGTAGTAGCGGCAACCGCATTTAGTGTATTTCCCCACATATCCGAAGGGGAACCAGACGCATAGGATGTAGCGCTAAAATAATAAGTAGTTCCCATCGCCGGCATGGTAACTATAACCGCAGACCAACCACCGGGCGTTGCGTTATTTCCATACCCTGTATAAATTCTGGTTCCACCAGTTCCTGGATATCCATTAGAAGAATAATTAATAAATACTCCGCTAAAAGGTTTTCCGGTAGCCGCATACGGATTTTGCCATTGTAATAAAATCTGCGTTGTACTGTATGCGGCAGCGCTAAAAGACAGTATACTGTTCACCGAAAGAGTCCCTGTAAGTTTGCTTCCATTCACCCAAGCTGTCTGCCCATTTAATATCTGTGCCGCCGTAGCTGTAGCAGATGTCTGACTTGCCAAACTGTTAGCCGTAACTTTACCTCCCCCATTGTGGAAACCGGCAGGCACTGTATAGGAGGCACCAGCATTTAAACTCAGGGACACTGCACCATGGTTTACCATAGAACCTGTTCTCTTAATTTTTGGATTTAAATTATAATAAGTTTTTCCTTCCAGTACCTGACTATCTGATACATCACCGGTAAGTTCTAATGTCCCCTCTACCACTTCATCAACCGAATCTGCAGTAATTGCTTTGTACCCCTTTAAAACCTCCACCTTTGAAGCTGTACATTCATCAGAACTGGCTCCTGATCCACCAGCTCCGGCAATAATCACTTTACCCATTATCACTCACCCCTCTCAAATACACACTAAAGTCTTCGGTCGGCCTTTTTTCTCCGCAATAAAACGTAACATGGCCGTCCTCCGATTCACCATCTGTAATCATACTAATCAGTTTTCTTTTTAACTTCACTTCCACAGGAGTTAATTCCTTTGGAATACAGGGATGGACCGTTGGATTATCAGATGCCTTAACCCCAGGCACCGCAACCCTCTGGATATATGGGGCCTCTCTACTCCACCCTAAAGCAGAGAGATTAACCAAAACCGGCTGCTGACGTCTTTCTTCTATCGTCTTGTTGTACAATGTATTATTCAACAACTGTTCAATCACAACTGCCATCTGATCACCATCTGCATCCGTATCCCTAGTCCAACGCTCCACCTCCAGTGTATATTCTGGTGGGTTTTTTATTTTACAAAATTCCATTCCATATACCTCCCTTTACTAAAATACTTCATCCATATCATAAATCTGAGGAATATCTTCATCTTTGCCTTTCCGTAAAAATGTCCGGTAAGCCACCAAATCTCCATCTTCATCAAAGAGTCCCATTTCTGATATTTCCTTACCAGTCAGATCTCCTGCCTCCAAGGTAGCAGTATACCGACAGCTGGTATGGTCATCACTTACATACGCATAAGCTTCTACGTCTTTTTTCATCAGCTCATTATAAAGCCCAATTTCATTTCCCGTAGTGTTCTTAGGAACTCCCGCTTCATTTACACCTCCATCACCCCAGGCTAATTTCGTGATCTTCGGCAACTGCCGATCACCAGCATGGGCCTCGCATAATTTTTTTCTAGCTATTACAGTCATAACTCCGTTTGAACTTTCTGCCATAGTTTTTACCTTTCATTATTTGTTATTTTTATTTCAAGTGTTATCCTAAAATATTGACAGACCACCATTTAAAGTTCTGTTACCATTTAATTTCCACTTCGAGGATAATCGATTTACAGTTGTAACTCTCACACTCGGCCTTACATATTCTCTAACCTCAGCTTTTAATAACATTGCATGCTTTATTTCAGTCATTGAAAACAACCGGCCAGAAAACCTCATTCTTTTTTTCGTGTCCATATTCACCCGAACTGGCGAAATCACATGCCACCGTTCTTTTAAAAGAACATTCTCCGGAATTCGTATTTCCCATTTTTGCTTTACCGGATAGAAATCTATTTTTTCATCACTGTCATATCCACTTAATCTTTTGCCATCAAGCTTCCAAAAACCATCCAGCCTTAAATAAGGAGTATTAAGACGGGGATAAAATCTTCCTCTAAAGCGAACCACATTTTCAAAATCAATCTCACAATTGGCCTTGGATTTTATTACAAACGCCACGTGTTCCAGCCAGGACCTGGCATTTATATAAAGTTCTATTTGCCTTTTAATTTCTAATCCATAGCCTAGCGGTATTTTATGATCCCCCACCTGAACCAGCGCTTTGAAAAAGTATGGATTTCCCTCATATTGAAACCACTCCCGAATTTCTCCGCCATCCAACACCGTACTTAAAAATTCTTCCAGAACCCCCGGTGTACCTGCATGCATATACCATGCGGTTGTCTGTGTGATCAACTGCTCCTTAAGTTTTCTCGGCATCGTCTGATCATAATATTGGGTATTCAGTTCCAAAGCGAGAAGATCAAGGACTGGTTCAGGCACTTTACTTAATTCTCCATATATATGGCACGCTCTGGAAAATTCCTGCAGCTTTTTCATCGCCTTACCTACTGCAAAACTGATTGCTTTTGTTTCCGGAGAAATCAGATTAAATGGCATGATATCTTTTATTTCACCTTTATAAAAATCAATCATCCTTTCTTCCTCCGTAAATCAGGGCTATGTTGCCTGGAACCGCCATCCCAGAATCTGGTATTTCCGTAAATACCGGCTTTTGTACTTCTACCATCTTCACTCCCGCTCCCATAACAAGGTAAATCAATTCTGATGGGTTAATATCCCTGCCTACCTTCTTCTGCCATGCTGTGTAATTATCACAGGCTATTTGGACAGCTGCCTTTATGGTTTCTTCCTTATCACTGTCTTCATTGCGGATATAATAAACAAGTTCAATATCATATTCCATTACTCTGGGTTTTTTCACAACAACATGGTCTGTTAAAGGTCGAACATTGCTTTTTTCCAGATACTCTTCTAACTCTTGAAGGAATCCGTCATCAGGAATCGTTCCATCCGCCATAGTCACGTAAATATCTACTTCACCAGGATTTTCTGAAATAATCCGGCATTCCCCTACCGAAGGGCTGAATGTCTTTACCCAATACTCATAAGCACGCTCCGGTCCTGCCGTAGAATAACTGACCGGTGCCAAATAAATCCGTTCTACCAACTCCTCATCGCTTTCCCGATTTGCACCTCCGCTGGTCTGAGTCAAATTGGATACCTTAAGAGTATAAGGGAGCAAGTCAGTGAGTGTCCTGATTTCACCGGGTAAATAACCATTTCCCTTAACTCCGGTGGTCTGGCACTTTGAAGGAATATCAGCATAAAGCTGTCCTGGCATTATTTCCCCTTTTTCCGTAGTCTCAAAATACAGCTCCGGACCTTTTACTCTGGTCCCTTTTGGAATCACAACCTTTCTTTCAACTACAGCCGATAAGGTAAATCGTATCATTGTGCGTGCAGGAGTTGCCTCATTCCTTTTTACCTTCTTAAAGGCAGCCAGATTGTCCAGAAATTCGCCGGTACTGTACTTTAGTAATCCCATTTTTCCCGCTCTGTCTTCATATTGGTATCCCTGGTAAATAGCAACCGCACAGGAATATAAAATCAGGCGGTATGGATCTGCCAACGCCAGTGAGATCTTTTTACCAGTCAGCTCATTATACTTTTTCTCATAATCATCTATGAGCCTGGTCTGAATGTCCGAAAAACTTGTATCTTCAATAAAACTGACCTCCGGATAATCGGAAAATCTGTTTTTAATGTTTTCCATTAAAGTTCCTCCTTTCCTTTAAAATATATGTGAGGGGCCAACATTCCCTCTTTCTGCTCAAATACAATGTCGTGAATACTTACTCTTGACTCATATCGCTCCAACTTTTTTGTCGCTTCCAGAAAAAACAGGCTTTCCGCTGCTTCCGGCATTTCATCCAAACATTCCCAGGAAATACCAAATTCTCTGTCGGCAGGTTGAGCGCCGGCCCTAGTTCCAAACAGAGTGGTCAGATTACGCTTTAGTTCCTCTGCCTGCTCTCCATATACGTCCAATATGGACAATTCATATCTTTCCATTACCGCCTCCTCACAAATATTCCTGTAACGTCAAGGTAACATTGGCACGGTATAATTCTCCGCCTCTTAAAATAATTTCCCAGGCCTGAGAGCATTTCGTTATCACCCATTTGTTTTTCCCTACCAACTGCCTTCCTATGACCAGTTCATTGGCTTCCCCTGACTCTGTCATTCGTTCCATGATCCCTAAAAGCATCCTGGGTTTTACTCCTAGAGATGCATCCAGAGTTATATCAAAAGTTACTGTCTGCAGATCAGCCCCGCCAAATTCGGACAACGGCTTCTGGCCGATACGAGTCATTGTATTCCATGAAGCTGATATCTCTCTTCTCATGTTTTGAATTGTGAGAACCCTGCTGTCATTCACCCGAAAGCGCAATCCCCCTAAAAGTCCAATCATTCTTCCAGTCTCCTTTCCAACGCCTCCAGCCTGCTTTTCATTTCCAATATCTCTGTCAAAGTAACTATACCTGCTTCACCTTCTAAACTAATTTGCGGGGAATGGATTATAAAATTGCCTTTCTGAAGCATTTCATAGGAGTCGCTTTCCAGATCTTTTTTGTATTCTGCCTGTTTCGGCGGCTGATCTATATCGTTCCAGAACCCCCCCAATACCACACCTGAACTGGTATCATTGGATAAATGAAGTACAAGTACCTGGTCATTGACTTTAGGAAGTTTGAATTCCTGGTGAAAATGAAACAACGGCAATTCGGAGGTCGTGCTGTCTTTATCCGGATAATATACTCTTACTAAACCTTTTTCCGGGTTTATCGAAGAAATCCGTCCAACCCGAATCACATCCTTCATACTTTTCCTCCTCTCATGGTATTAAAAGTGTTAAGCCCGGATAGACCCAATACCCATTATTAGAATTCGCCCTTCCACGCCGCTTTGCTTCCGCCTCAATGATCTGCTGATTAGCCTCGTATATCTCCCTGCATCTTGTTCCATCACCATAAAAAAGTTTTGCAAGACTCCATAAACTGTCACCTTTCTGTACCGTATAATTATTTACCTCTTTGCTGCTTACGTCTGTCTTCGCTGCATTTCCCTTCTGATCACTGTCTCTGGAAATAAAGCTTAAACTGACCTGCATATCATAGGCTCTGTCTGACAGGCTGTGGGAAATCCTTTCTATAAAATATTTTCCATCCAGATTCCCAAAACCTGACAGTTGTACATTGGCAGTTGCATACAAAGACATTTTTGGCGGAATCGTCAGCTTCATGGTTCTCTCTTTTCTATTCGCGTTCCTTAAAATGCTTTCTCCGATCCGTCTGGCATCCGCCTCATTGTCCGCCTTCTGGCTTGTTTTATAAAGCCGTTCTTCTGTTCCCACCATGATTTCAACTGTTTGACTGTTGTTGGGATTAGTATAACTTACCTTTACTCCAGTGTAGGTTCCCTGCATGGTGCTGTTATAAGACCATTTTGAAACCATTTCAGGTACGATCGTCAAAACCGGCGGCTTGTCAAAATATTGTTTTAAGTCCCATATAACCAGTCGGTGGGAATAGATTTTCATTCCTAATCCATACCTTTCACAAAGACTTTTTAAGAAGTCACTGTCAGGCTGATTGTCCTGCTCTGTTTTTGCTACCTGGATATCCTCTGATTCATAAACCAGCTCCAAACCGTACTTTCCTGCAATTTCAGAAGCAATCAGCCTTACGGTAGCAGCTTCCCAAGTTTTTGTATTTTGTGTTTCTTTAAAGCCGGTATCCACCGGTGCTGAGACCCCATTGATGGAACAGGAAAACGGAGGGCAGGAAAAAGAGAAATCATCTACCAGGAAAGCACCGCACATCACAGTCATTTTCTCTCCCTCATAGTTCCAGTTTTCAAGAATGATGGAAGGGGATATCTTGTCCCCTTTTTCCGGCAGCCAGGTTCGGCTCCATTTTAAATCACGGTCACTTAATGAAATGGATATACTGTCGGACTCATTAACGGAATCTTCATATGAAAAACTCTCTATGTATACAGATAAGTCCTTCCATATCTCCACTCCATTGTATACAACGCTTAAATATTTCTTTCTTGGATTGCTCATATAATATCCCCCCTTTCATACCTAATTTAACATTGCCTATCGTCTCCATTCCGGTATCCCCGCGGCCTCCCTATCAGGAAGGCTTGGGGTATTTACAACAATTCCAGCCGGAAATATGAAATGATCCAACAAATTAAAATTGTTTTTCATTAAATAATCAAGGTGCTTTTCGGCTCCATATACCTTTTTCGCAATGGTATCCCAGGTATCGCCCTGTACTGTATTATATATTTCCATCATCATGCCTCCTAAAATGCCACTCGGAACCGCTCATGCTGAAACTGCATAGCCCAATCCTTAAACTGCTCATAGGTCATCCGAACCGCACCCGATGTTTCCTCCTGAGACGCCCGGTTTCCGTTAATGTAAATAGTTGGGCTGAATACTGGTGCAAAGGAGGAATTTCCTTCGTTTAAAACCGGGGAATTAGATGAAACCATTGTTTCATACATTCTGCCATAATTATTTTCTTCATAAGCTCCAATTAATCGGCCGGTTTCCTGCCAGAGGGTTCTTGTACGTTTGGAATTATTTATTGGAATTGCCATTTCAGGCCCTTCTTCTGCAAACCAGGAAAGTGTTGGCTGTCTTATTAATCCGCCTTTTGCATTGTTATCAGGCTTTTTTCCCGTGATTACATCAAAAGGTGAATTATAAACATATGTCCCCAGCTGCAGTTTTAGTTTATTTTCATCCGCTTCGCTCATAGGCGGTAAATTTAATTTGACCTTAACTTGCCCCTCAATTGCCATATTATTAAATTTATCATTGGCAGTTGTTTCAGCAATATTATAAAGCCTCTCAATTGCATCTCCCACCGCAGGACCATTCTGATCTAGATATAATGCAATCTCCGCTGGGATTTCAGCTCCTTTTTCCCGCATCTGCTCTATTGCCTTTCTATATTCAGGGTCAGCCCCAGCATTTATTGCCATCATCTGCCAGATTGCATTTTGATCGCCAGCTACAGCTCCTATAAAGGAAGCATCTGATAATTGCTTAGCGATTGATTGGGGAATTTCTTCTCCTTTCTCTAAAAAGCCTTGCACCATGGACTGCAGTTCCGCATAATCAGATTCCATACCTTTCCATAAATCGGTAATACTCTCCCTGGAGGTTTTATCCATCTTATTAAATCCCATTTGTTTCCAAAGTACACCTGTATCAAATGCCAAAGCGGAGTTATCACTCTGCCCTATATATTCCATTGCCGAATCCAAACCTTCTTTAACGCCTGGAATTGCCTTTGATATTTTATCCTGGTATGCTTCTACTATTGAACTTGTAGAAAATGACAAACCTCTGGCCTGATAATCCATTTCCTGCTTATGGGACTGATCTTCGATTTCCTGTTTCTTTACATTATATTGGGAAGTAGTAATCTCTCCACGCTGAAACTGTAATTCCAAATCTCCAAGGTTCCAATCAGTCACCTGCATTAATTCTTCACGTTCTGCATTTAACTGCTCTTTTATTTCAACCTGCATATTCTTAAAGGTGTCCGAATCCAGTTCTTTTCCAGAATATTGCATTTTGATTCTTTGAATTTTACCCTCAGTTTTCGCCCTCACGACCTGATCAGTAATATCCGATAGCTTTTGCTGCAAGCCCTGTATAATTTCCGCTTCATTAGAATCAATAATTTCATCAGTCATTGCTGTTTCATAAGCTTCGCCCAAACGTTTTCCTAAGTCAGCTACCTCACTATTAATGGAGGCATACATGGAATTAAACCCATCGACTAACTGCTTACCAGTTTCACTGTTTGAACCAAATAATGCCTGTACATTAATATTGGCACTATATTGCGCTTGTTCCACAATATTGATTGCACCCTTTATCATTTGATCAAGGGCAGATGAATATGCTTCTTTATCGCTATCATCAAGAGCTATCCCAATACCGATCTTCCAATTCAGTTTATCCAGGCCTTCACTGGCTTCATTAAAATCACCGGCTAAATCCTTGATTTTTTCTAATTCGCTGAAAGCTAGCGACAAGCTATTTAGATTTCCGTTATCCAGAATCATTCTGGCCGTTTTATCCAGTTCGCTCATAGAGAGGCTGATGGTTCCAAATCTTTTTGATAAATCTTCTTTCATCAGATTTCTATTATTCTCTCTGACGGCTGCTGCAATGCCAACAATTGCCCCGGCGGCTACGCCAAATGCGACCACGGGCCATGCCGCAACAAGTGTTGATAATCCGCCTAAAAGGCTAATACCCGCCTTTGCTGCCCCCACCAGTTTAAATGCGGCAAATGCAGTTACAATCCCGGTTATACCACCCTTTATCACCTCCGGATGACTTAAAAACCATTTTCCTATATCAATAACCGGCCCAAAGGACTGTTTCATTCCATCAGCAAACTGTTTCATTAACCTGACGGCAGTCGGAATCCCTTCTTTAAGACTATCCGCAAAACCTGAAATCCATTTTGTGGCTTCCTGAACGATGCTCCTCAATTCTTCCGAAATTCCACTATACACCTCCAGTCCAATCCCCTTATACGCCCCTTTAAAAAGAGAGATATCCCCTGCCAGATTATCCATTCGGATGCCCGATAACCTTTCAGCGGCACCGGTGCTATGATCCATGGCCTCTTTCAGTCTCAAAAACTCTTCATCAGATCCGTTCATGATGGCAAGCAACCCGGCCATGCCGTCTTTCCCCGCAATCTCCGCTGCATACTCTTCCTTTTGGGCCTCAGTAAGCCCTGAAAAACCGAACCTTAATTCTTCCAATAAATCACCAAGGGGCTTTATTTCACCTGTGCTGTCCTTTAATGATACAGAAAGCTTCTGTATATATCGCTCCATGGATTTTGTAGGCTCTGACAGATTAGTCAAAATCGTATTCATAGATCTACCAGCCTCTTCCCCCTGAATACCGACATTGGCCATAAGCCCGGCTGCCACCGCAACCTCCTCCATGCTATAGCCAAACGCAGCTGCGGCAGGTGCGGCTCCCTGAAACGTCTTTCCCATCATATCCAGACTGGTTTTTGAACTTACGGCTGCCTGCGCCAGAATATCAACCAACTGGGCAGACTCTCCTGCCTGCATTCCAAAAGAAACCATGGTATCTGTGACAATGCCTGAAACACTTCCTAAATCTTCTCCAAAAGCTGCGGCCAGGTTCATAACTCCGGGCAGACCCTTAAGCATATCCTCTGTTTTCCATCCCATTTCTGTTACCGTAAAGGCTTTTTATCCCTTACTTCTTGCAGTTTCCTGCAAGTTCAGCATATATTTTCACCCTCGTTATACGTTAGGTTTGATAGCGGCACACTATCTCAGATTACCCTGCAGGCAATCGTGCCGGAGACTCTTGGGAGTATTTTTGCTCTCCTTAGCGCTCAACTCCTATGCGTTACAAAAACCACCTGATTCGCAGTTCTCTCGGTATTGACATGACTGTCATTTTTTTCACTTTTGACAGCTTTAGCTTTCACCGATTTTCCCCGGTATGCGCTGTATATTTCTATACAGCCGGCCCGATGTCAAGCCATTGCCATGCGCTCCAGTTCCTGACCTGCCTCTTCGGCGGAAAAACCCGTGGTTTCTCCCATTTTTCTGGCCAGTGAATAGAGGCGCTCCATTTCAGAGGATGATGATTTTGTCACAGCCTGGAAGGAACTCATCTGGGATTCGAATCCCATTCCTGCTGTGATTGAATCTTTTAGAAATTCAGTAGTCTTTTCAGCTGCAAGTGCTCCGCCCTTTGCTATGGTTCCAAAAAACTTATCCGAGGCCTGAACAAGACTCTTGATTGCTTTTTCCCTTTTTTCGCCAACGCTTTCTTCAGCCTTTTTTACCGAAACTTCCATCTTCCGTTCAAGCTTATTAATATCTTTTTCAGCATCACGAACGGCGGTTTTTAGAGATTCGTCCAATTTGCCTGAGATTTTTACCTCCAGCTCATATTTATTATCCTTTCCTGACATCTTTTATCACCTCGTCTTTCTTTCCCTATTTTCTTCCCTGGCTGTTTCCGCTACATCCCTGATCAGCCTGGCTGCCTGGCCTAAGGGAAGGGAAAAGTAGAATTCCGGGCCGGCTTTGGTATACCGGCCCGCAAATATAAATGCCTTGTTCACCTTCCGGATATCCTCTGCGCAGCCTATCCCTCGAGGAAGAAAAAACGGTATACCCGGTTTTTAAGTTTAACGGAATCCCCTGCCCTCATGGCATAGAACAGTTCAAGAGGGAATCCGCTTACCTTGGATGCAATAAGCTGGGCAAACAAAAGGGTGGCTTCCTGCATGATGATCCCGCTTCCGCCCATATTGGCATAGAGATCATAAACAGCATTTAAGTCCCGTCCAGTCAAAGTATCCATGCCGGATAAATCTAGACTTTCCACCTGGATTCCCTGATACTCCACCGGGGTTTTCAGTTTAATCTTCAGCCATTCCTGTTTGATATCTGTTTCTACTGCTTTCGTTACTTTTTTCTCTTTTTCCATTTTACCTTCTCCTTAACACATATCCCTTACTTGACTGAGAACATCATTTCCATTGACCACATAAACCCCGTTTAACTTATCAATTTCAAGCACTGTTTTTCCATCCAGGACAATCTTATAGTAGCTGAGTCCAAGGGTCACACTGGAGCCCATCTTGGCTCCGGATTTCATGGATCCCGGTGCAAACTTTTTAACAACTCCCCGCACAGAAATGGATACCGGCTTGTACCCAACACTGCCGTTTCCTCCATCCATTCCCTGCAGGGCTCCATTTAAGGTAATATCTGCAGTCTGAGTCGGGTCCATGAGAGAAAATACATCATTGCAAAGTGACATGAACGGAATTTCCATTTCCATATCATCTACCAGCCCAATTACCGGCACTGCCATGGTTCCGCCTACACCGGCGCCTTCCAGGCTGTCTGTTAAATTAGTGATTTCCGGAAGTTTCACTTCTTCGGCAGTACCGATCAATTCCTTACCGCCTCTGTATACTGTATATCTGTTGATTAAATGTAGTTTTAACATATTATTCCTCCTTCGCTGCCATTGCATTTTCAAATGCTGTTACATCAAATTCTTCAATTGCCTGAATATATTCTGCCGGTGTATAAGGTGCAAAATGAATTCTTACCTTCATATGCCCAGCCAGAATATCTGATATTGTATTCTCATCCTTACGGTACTCAGCGTAAAGCCCTGCACACATACCTGATGCCATCAGGCTGTTTCCCCAAATATTAAAGCTGTTGATGATGTCATCCACCATCCTTTTATTCATACCCTCATCAAGCTTAGCGCGATATACGGTGATAAAATAGTTTGCTACAAAATCAAACATCCTCCGACAGCCAATCCAACGGTCCTTAGGATCCGTGTTGCCCGGATAACAGCCTGTATTATTTCCAAAGGATTTCCAGCCATTGTCGTGGAAGGCAGTCACAATGCCGCTGCCGTTCAATTCCCCGGCCTGGACCTGATCAAGAAGAACTTCTGTACCGTCAGCAAGTACGGCACCATCCACATTTAACAACTTATTGGATGGATACACATATGGAACATCTCCGTTGATGACTGTATAATAGCTCATCATTGCTCCATAAATGGCTGAGTAGCTGTATTGTTTTCCGTCTTTCATCACCTTAGGCCACAGCACAATGGAATGCTCCTCGTCGTACCCCATCTCCTTTTTTAACATAAGACAATCCGCATATTTTTTAGCCCTCTTTGTGTCCAAATCCAGAAGACACATGGTTCTGAAAATACCGCTGATCCCCTCACATTTCGCTTGAAGAGCTGCTCCAATATTGGACTTCACCGTCCAACCCGGAGCCAAAAGAACCCCTGGAACAAGTCCATATTTCGGATAAATCTGGCGCAATACTTCCATACCGGTCTCTTCTCCTGTTTCCACATTATAGAAACCAATTAAGTCTTCCTCTTTTACCATATCCGGTGCAATAACTTTGAAAGAGGCTTTCACTTCGCTGGTTTCATAGGCGTTTCCAGTACTCAATAACGTGATGACCAGATCTCCAGCACTATTAAAATCCATAATAAAATCCTTGTTTTCAGAAAGAGCCTTATCCTCTACACCCTGTAAAGCAGTGATTTTAACAGTGTCTTTTAAAATACCTGAGTTTTTAAGAATCACCTGATGACTGACCACCTGATAACTGGCCTCCTGTACATCCTTGCTGTGCTTTTTCGCATCCAGAACATTAATAAAGATTACCGGTGATACCTGAAATACTTTAAAGCTGGCATACATGCTTTCACAAAGCGTAAATTTGTCCCAGTCGTCACTATATCCCAAAAGCTTTGCCGCCTCTTCAAAATTTGCTGCTTTCACAGGCTTATTTGCCATCTCATAAGGATTTTCAGCCAGGTTTACCGGCGCAGTTCCTAATACAACCTGTACCCCATAGCGGGTAGAAAGCGGATTTGGAAACGATGTTTTATTTTCAATTACTTCAATACCATGTTTGTATGACATATTATTCTTTCCTCCTGATTTTTTCTGCTTTCCGGTACAACATTCTCATGTTGCTCTCTGGATTCCGGATTGCTTTTTTTGTTTCAGCCAGCAAATCGACTGGCACCAATAATTCTTCCAGAAATGGATACTCCTTCATTAACTTCTCCAGTTTCTGTGGATACCCATTCCGAAATACACTTCCCTCCTGGACAATATGTTCCAGGGTAGGGCCCACATATATTACAGAACTTTTATTCTTCATGAAACATCTCCTATCCCGATATCCGGAAGATTCCAGAACATTTCAAGCTCTCCCCTGCAAAACGAAAACTCATTTTCCTTATGAAAGATTGCTGCCATCCCACGCTCACACCAGAAAGGTCCCAAAAGCGTATCCGTCTGAAAACGCCCTATAACTTTTTCCAGAACAGCTGCCAGCGTATAAAAACCTTTACTCTCAGCATCAGAGTCGCAGATACTGACTTCAACAAAAATGTGTGCCTGGTTTGCATTTTCTGCTTCTTTTTTTCTGTATTCCACCTTGTCCACCCTGACCACGAAGTAAGGAAGGTACTTTTCCTCTTGTTGATCCATTCCTGCCTGCGTATCAGCAGCTTCTTTTCCTGATAAGGCTAAGTTATCTGCTGATTGGGCATATCCAGTAAGTCCTGTAAGTTCCCCTTGTGAATCGGTTATGTACATATCTCTTGTCAGGTTTTCAATCTCTTTAATCAAATGATCCTGCAGTTCATTGATTGTCATTTCATCCTCCTAACATATTCTATATTCCTTCTTTCATTTGTGGGACTCCTCACCTTGTCCAAGCCCTCCTTTCTCATCAATCTCTCCTTTCCCCACTGCCAATTGTAGTCATTGTGTCTACACTATCAGCAAAAAAAATTTCATCCTTCTTCCTCAGCGACGTAATCTTAAGCAACCGGCACAGCACCTTGATCTCCCCTGCCTTAAACTGGTTCTCATTGTTTATTTTCCGCCAAAATCCATAGCTGGACAGGCCCAATTCTGCCGCGATCCATCCCTTTTTCAGTCCGGACCTTTTGATTTCATTATTTAGCCGAACCGTATCTGTCATACTTCCTCCCCCTTTTTTGTAGTCGTATTGTCTACATTTGTTATCTTACTCCAATGTATCACATTTGTCAACAACATTTCGGAATTTTGTTGAACATTTTTCTACACCATGATATAATGCTCCTATGGAGGTGATCCTTTGGAAATAGGACAGATCATTAAAAGGAGACGGGAAGAGCTGGGAATCTCCCAGGAAGAACTGGCTCTGAAGGCAGGCTATAAATCCCGTTCTTCCATCAACAAAATCGAGGTAGACGGAAGAGGGCTTCCCCAGTCAAAGATCATAGCAATCGCCAATGCTTTAAAGACAACCCCAGCCAATCTCATGGGCTGGGAGAGTGATACTGCTTCCGCCTTTGACTATGTAAGCGGCTGTTTTGGGAAATTTGCAGGAGAAATGCTTGAGAACTTTCACCGTCTAAATGAAAAGGGGCAGAAAGAGGCCTTAAAACGTGTCAGGGAAATGGTTCATATCCCCGAATACGTAAAAGACCAAAGCCCGGTAAAGATCTTAAATACTGGCAGCAGGGCCTACTTAGAACCGGTGGCAGCCCATGAACGGACCGACATTCAGGTGACAGAAGAAATGAAGCAGCATGATGATGCCTTTTTTGATGAATAAATAGAACTCATTGAGGTGATTTATTTGAACTATGAATCTTTAATAGAAGAAGCTGATTCCCATGGAATCATCATAAAGGAACGGCCGCTGATCGCCAATGACGGAAGGATAAAGGGCACACAGATACTGATCCGCCAGGATATGACGGACTGTCAAAAGGCATGTGTTCTGGCGGAAGAGCTGGGACACTACCATACCACCACCGGCAACATCCTGGACCAGTCTGAAGTATCCAACAAGAAGCAGGAACGCACCGCCCGGCTATGGGCCTACAATAAAATGATAACCCTGGAAAAGCTGGTGGCGGCAAAGGAAGCAGGCTGCCGGAATGGGTATGAGATCGCTGAGTATTTAAGCGTAACCGAGGAATTTTTACTGGATGCCCTGAACTGCTATCATTCCAAGTATGGAAAAGGCCTGCAAAAGGATAATTACCTTATCCTTTTTGAGCCTTTTAACATTTATAAGCTGGTGGATTAATCTTTTTTTGTCCTGTCTTTTGTTCTGCAACATATACTATCCAGAGGTGATGTGTTTATGCAACCCTGTGAACTGGTGATGTTTGTCTCTTCTCTGGCCTGCTGCATTGCTCAGGACCGGTCCTCCGATGAACTCGCACTGCTTGCATCTATTTTCTCTCAGCTTGGAGATTCTCTGGCAACTATTGCGGCACAGCAGGACATCTGCAGTGATTTAAATGACGAAAAAGATACCAGCTAA